GTGTATAGCATACAAAATCTTAAAATAGCTTTGCCAAAAATATCTGATCCGCATGAATTTAAAAAAGATACGTGGGATCGAATAGATTATCCTAAAGAACTTGAAAAAATAAAAAGTGTATTTGAGTGGAATCAAATGCCTGAATACTTTAAAGAAAAATACTATGACTATATTGACGAAGAGTTTAAACGCCGCGATGAAGGCTTTTCGTTCATTAACAAAGGTAATCCTACTTATATTACTGGCTCTCATTACATGTACCTGCAGTGGTCTAAAATTGACGTGGGCGCCGCAGATTTCAGGGAATCAAATAGACTTTTCTTTATATTCTGGGAAGCATGTAAAGCCGATCAACGATGTTATGGTATGTGCTACCTCAAAAATAGACGGTCCGGTTTTTCATTCATGGCATCATCAGAACTTGTCAATCAAGCAACGATATCTTCCGACTCACGTTTTGGAATACTATCAAAGTCAGGGGCCGATGCTAAAAAAATGTTTACCGATAAAGTTGTACCCATATCAGTTAACTACCCATTCTTTTTCAAACCAATCCAAGATGGTATGGACAGACCAAAAACAGAATTGGCATACAGGGTACCAGCATCAAAGCTCACGCGGAGAAAGCTTGATCAGGGCCAAGGGCCGGAGGAGCTCGAAGGGCTCGATACAACAATCGACTGGAAGAACACGGGTGACAACTCATATGACGGTGAAAAGCTCAAGTTACTTGCCCACGATGAATCAGGTAAATGGGAGCGTCCGGATAACATTTTAAATAACTGGCGAGTTACAAAAACAACGCTTAGATTAGGTTCTAGAATCGTAGGTAAGTGTATGATGGGCTCGACCTCAAACGCATTAGATAAAGGTGGAGCAAATTTCAAAAAACTATACGAGGATTCAGACGTTACTAAACGAAACCGCAACGGACAGACTAGCTCGGGATTATATTCTTTGTTTATACCTATGGAATGGAATTACGAAGGATTCATTGATACTTATGGAAACCCTGTCTTTGATACACCACAGAAACCAGCTGAGGGCCCGTATGGAGAACTTATTGATCAAGGGGTAATAGAGCATTGGCAAAATGAAGTTGACGGTCTTAAAAACGATCAAGACGGTTTAAATGAATACTATCGGCAGTTTCCACGCACGGAACAACACGCTTTCAGAGATGAAGCAAAAGAATCTTTATTTAATCTCACTAAGATTTACGAACAGATAGATTATAACGAAGAAGTTCAAAACGGAATGCAAGTTACGCAAGGTAACTTTCAATGGGAAAACGGCCAGCAAGATAGTAACGTTATATTTGCACCAAACAAAAACGGTAGGTTTAAGATATCTTGGGTGCCGCCTAAAAATCTACAAAACCGTGTAATAGTAAAGAATGGTGTTAAATACCCAGGTAATGAGCACGTTGGTGCATTTGGGTGTGACTCATATGATATATCAGGTACAGTTGATAAAAGAGGTTCTAAGGGATCTTTGCATGGCCTAACGAAGTTTAGCATGGAAGATGCGCCTCCAAATATGTTTTTTTTAGAATATATTGCCAGGCCTCAAACAGCTGAAATATTTTTTGAAGATGTACTTATGGCATTAGTATTTTACGGAATGCCGTTACTCGCAGAAAACAATAAACCTCGATTATTATATTATTTAAAACGAAGAGGTTATAGAGGTTTTTCAATGAACCGACCAGATAAGCTTTGGAATAAGCTTTCTGTTACAGAAAAAGATATAGGCGGTATACCAAACTCGTCTGAAGATATTAAGCAAGCACACGCTGCTGCAATTGAAAGTTATATAGAAAATTATGTAGGTCAAGTTACTGAAGGCGTATACGGAGATATATACTTTCAAAAAACATTAGAAGACTGGGCTGGATTTAATATAAACAACAGAACAAAGTTTGATGCAACAATTAGTTCTGGTTTAGCTATTATGGCTTGCAATAAAAACAGATATAGACCATCTGCGGAAAGGGTTGTAAAATCTGTACCGCTAGGGTTTAAAAAATATAACAACAAAGGATATAGTTCAAAAATAATACAATAAATGGTTAATACTAATTACAAAAGCTCGTTTCCCGATCAGGTGGTACCTAATGAGGAAAAGCAATCATTAGAATATGGTTTGCAAGTAGCGAGAGCTATTGAAGGCGAGTGGTTTAGAAATAACCGTGGTGGTGATCGATTTACTGCTAATTTTCAAGAGTATCATAGACGTAGGCTATATGCTCGTGGTGAACAGTCGATACAAAAATATAAAGATGAATTATCAATTAACGGTGATTTATCTTATCTTAATTTAGATTGGAAGCCTGTTCCTGTAATACCTAAGTTTGTAGACATTGTTGTGAATGGCATGTCGCAGCGTAATTATGAAATAAAAGCATACGCGCAAGACCCTATAGCAAAACAAAAGAAAACAAGATATGCTGAAACAGTTATGTCTGATATGTTTAATCGTCAGTCATTAACACAACTAACACAAGAAACAGGCATTAACTTTTTTTCAGTACCAGATCCAGAAAATTTACCTAAAGATCAAGATGAGTTTGAGGTGTATATGCAGCTTAACTATAAAGAAGCTGTTGAAATAGCGTTAGAAGAGCTTATCAATAACTCTTTAGATAAAAATAAATACGACGAAGTTAGAAAAAGATTTATTTATGATTTAGTTGTATGCGGCATTGGTGCTGCTAAGACAGAATATAATAAATCAAATGGGTTACGTGTTAAATATGTAGATCCTGCTAACCTTGTATATTCATATACAGAAGACCCTAACTTTGATGATTTATATTATATTGGCGAAGTAAAGCAGATTTCATTAAGTGAAATTGCAAAGTTGTTCCCGTATTTAACGCCTCAGGATTTAGCAGAAATACAAAAGTACCCAGGCAATAATGACTATATAAGAAATTATTATGGGCAAAATGATAATAACACAATTAGTGTTATGTTCTTTGAATACAAAACTTTTGAAAAGCAAGTATTTAAAATTAAAGAAACCGAGCAGGGGTTACAAAAAGCTTTAGAAAAACCTGATACTTTTAATCCACCAACAAATGATAATTTTGAAAGAGTTGAAAGAGTAATTGAGGTATTATATACAGGGGCAAAAATATTGGGGCATGAAAAAATGCTTTCATGGAAGATGGCTGAAAACATGACTAGGCCATATGCTGATTCGCCTAAAGTTGAAATGAATTACACTTTAGTTGCGCCTAGAATGTATAAAGGAAGGGTTGAATCATTAGTAAGCCGCATAACTGGGTTTGCAGATATGATTCAGCTTACACATTTAAAACTGCAGCAGGTAATGTCTCGTATGGTGCCAGATGGTGTTTATGTAGATGTTGACGGGTTAGCTGAGGTTGATTTAGGCAACGGAACTAATTATAATCCTGCTGAAGCATTAAACATGTACTTCCAAACTGGTAGCATAGTTGGTAGGTCATTCACACAAGATGGTGATATGAATCCTGGTAAAGTGCCTATTCAAGAACTACAAACTTCTTCCGGGCAAGGTAAAATTGCTTCGCTTATTAGCACGTATCAATATTATCTACAGATGATAAGGGACGTAACGGGATTAAATGAAGCAAGAGATGGTAGCACACCGGATAAAAACGCATTAGTTGGTTTACAAAAACTTGCAGCAGCAAATAGCAACACAGCTACAAGACATATATTACAATCAGCTTCATATATTACGCTCAGGTTGTGTGAAAATATTGCATTAAAAGCAAAAGATATATTTGAGTTTGCATTAACAGAAGAAAGCTTAGAACAAAGCATAAACGATTTTAATGTAGAAACATTAAAAGAAATATCTAACTTGCATTTGCATGACTTTGGTATTTATTTGCAGCTCGAACCTGATGTAGAAGAAAAGCAAGCATTGGAAAGTAATATACAAGCAGCTTTGCAATCTGGTTCTATTTATTTAGATGATGCTATTGAAATACGAAATATAAACAATATTGATTTAGCAAATAAATATTTACGTATTAAAAGGCAAAAGAAACAAGAGGCTGACCAAGCGGCTCAACAACAAAATATACAGGCGCAGGGCCAAGCTAATGCACAAGCTTCTGAAGCGGCCGCTTTGGCAGAAGTGCAAAAACAACAAGCACTTACCGAAAGTAAATTACAATTAGAACAAGGTAAGTCACAGTTTGAAATACAAAAACTTGAGCGAGAGGCTGAAATTAAAATGCGCTTAATGGAACTTGAATTCCAATTTAATAAGCAATTAGCAGAAGCACAAGCTGAGGCTTTAAAAAATAAAGACGCTTATAAAGAAGATAGAAAAGATGAGCGCACTAAAATACAAGCAACGCAACAATCAGAATTAATTGATCAGCGTAAAAACGATACACTACCAAAAAACTTTGAATCCGCTGGGTTTGACGTATTAGGTGGTTTTGACTTAGGTCAGTTCGACCCTAAGTAATTTTTATTAATTTTATAATATTTTATCATGGCAGAAACAGTCAAGCAAGAGGGTGAATTTAAAGTTAAAACCCGAAAAATGAAAAAGCTTTCTGAGACACCTAAAACTATTAAAGTAGATTTGTCAAAAAAAGCGGAAGAAACGAAAGAAACAGGTGATACCATTAAGGTAGATCTTACCGAAAAAAAAGAACAAGAAGATGCCGTTCAAGTCAATACAACAGATGAGAGCAATGCTCCTGTCGAAGAATCCGGAGACTCGCAAAGTAGCGAAGAAGTGGTTGAAGAAGTACGGCAGCCCGAAGAAACGGTAGAAGATACACCTGTAATACAAGAAGTAACAGAAGAAGAGGTTCAAGAGCAAACTGAAACCTTGCAAGAGCAAGTTGAGGACGCCGTGCAGCAATCACAAGATACTGCAGAACCATTACCAGAAAACATTCAAAAAGTTGTAGACTTTATGAGTGAGACTGGTGGAACATTAGAAGATTATGTAAGATTAAACGCAGATTATTCTAATGTAGATAACAATACACTTTTGCGGGAATATTACCGTCAAAGCAAACCTCATCTAGATTCTGAAGATGTAAGTATTCTTTTAGAAGATTTTACATGGGATGAAGATGTAGATGATGAAAAAGATATACGTAAGAAAAAAATTGCGTATAAAGAAGAAGTTGCAAAAGCCAAAGGTTTTTTAGAGGGACTGAAAGATAAATATTACGACGAGATCAAGTTGAGACCCGGCGTAACTCAAGAACAACAGAAAGCAGTTGACTTTTTCAATCGATACAATGAAGAGCAGCAAACTATAAAGCAGCGAACTGAAAGTTTTCAAAATCGTACAAAAACTTATTTCAACGACGATTTCAAAGGTTTTGATTTCAACCTCGGCGAAAAAAAGTTTAGATACGGGTTAAAAGATAACTCTTCAGTTGCAAATCAACAACCAGATATAAGTAACTTTATCAAGAAGTTCTTGAATGACAAAGGTGAAGTGTCAGATTTAAGCGGATATCATAAAGCTTTATATGTAGCTAACAATCCTGACAGAGTAATAAATCATTTTTATGAGCAGGGGCGTGCAGATGCAGTTCGTGAATTAACAGCTAAGTCTAAAAACATTAGCAACGAGCCGCGTCAAACACAAACAGGCGATGTATTTATTAATGGTTTAAAAGTCAAAGCTGTTACTGGTGCTGATTCTTCAAAACTTAGAATTAAAAATAAACGTTAAACTTTAAATTAAAAACAAATGGCATTATCACCTTTGTTTGGGGATATTAACCCAACTGCACAAAAACAGCTAAGCACTGGTAGTTATATTGACTTTACTAGCGGCGCTGGCAATGACTTCTCTCAGCAGTATCTACCTGAGATTTATGAAGCTGAAGTAGAGCGATACGGAAACCGTACGCTTTCTGGCTTCCTTCAAATGGTAGGCGCTGAGATGCCTATGACTTCTGACCAAGTTGTATGGAGTGAGCAAAACCGCTTGCATGTTTCTTATGATGCGTGTACAATTGCGGCTAACAATGACGCTACTATTACTATTGAAGATTCCGATGGATCTATCGCTGGGGGTAAGGAGCACGCTATTCGAGTTAACTCTCTAATTGTAGTTCTTGATCCTGCTACTTCAACTGAGCAAAAAGCTATCGTTAAAGCGGTAACTGCATCTACTGTAGAAGCTTACCCTTTTGATTCAGCCACTTGGGCTGCTGGACTAGTTTCTGGAACAGCACTTAAGGTATTTGTATATGGTTCTGAATTTGCAAAAGGAACTGCTGGAATGTCTGGTTCTGTTGAGCCTTCTTTTACTCAATTTTCTAACTCCCCTATTATCATTAAAGATAAATATGGAATTAATGGATCTGACACTGCTCAGATTGGTTGGGTAGAGGTTGCTACAGAAGACGGAACTTCTGGTTACCTATGGTATTTGAAAGCTGAGTCTGAAACTCGCCTACGTTTTCAAGATTATCTTGAAATGACAATGGTTGAGTCTGAGCCGGCTAGCCAAGCTACTGGAGGTATCTCTGCCGCTTCGCAATCTGCTAAAGGTACTGACGGTCTTTTCTACGCTATTGAAACTCGTGGAAATGTGTTCAGCGCTTTTTCAGCTTCGTTGACTGACTTTGACAACATTCTTAAAAACCTAGACGGACAAGGTGCTATTGAAGAAAATATGCTTTTCTTGGATCGTGCTACTAATCTAGCTTTTGATGATATGCTTGCAGGTCTTTCTGCTGGTGCGAATGGAGGTACAGCTTATGGACTATTTGAAAACTCTGAAGAAATGGCTTTGAATCTTGGGTTCACTGGCTTCCGCAGAGGTTCTTATGACTTCTATAAGACTGACTGGAAATACTTAAACGATGCCTCAACTCGCGGTGCTGATTCAAACTTCAGCTCTGGAGAAGTAGATGCTATTGACGGAGTTCTTATTCCAGCTGGTACTTCAACTGTATACGACCAAATCCTTGGTACTAATATTCGTCGTCCATTCCTTCACGTACGTTATCGTGCTTCTGAAGCTGACGATCGAAGACTTAAAACTTGGATTACAGGTTCAGTAGGAGGAGCGTTTACAAGCGATGTTGACGAAATGAACATTCACTTCTTATCAGAAAGAGCGTTGTGTGTTCAAGGAGCTAACAACTTTGTATTGCTAAAAGCCTAATATAGTTACTTAAATCTGGGGTTGTTAATTCAGCCCCAGGTTTATATTTTTTTTAATTATTTAATTTTATCATATCATGGGAAAAAATAAATCCTCAGAGGTCAGTAATTGGGAAATTAAAGACCGTCATTATTATTTGGTTGGAAAACAACCATTAACCTATACAATACCATCTCGCCACAGTACTAAAAGACCGTTATTATGGTTTGATCCAGAGAAAAAAGAGCAGCGAGAAATTAGATATGCTACGAATATGAACAGTGTATTTGTAGATGAGCAAAAGGGTGAAGCAACGCTTGGGCATATTATGTTTAAAGATGGCCACTTGCATGTGCCTAAAGAATTTCAATCTTTACAAAAGCTTTTATCTATTTATCATCCTTTTCTTAATAAAAGATATAGGGAACATGATTCAATAGTTGAAGCACAAGATGAACTTCAAACAATTGAGCTAGAACTTGAAGCGCTTAATATTGCAACCAGTATGGAGATTGACATGGCAGAAGCTATTGTTCGCGTTGAACTCGGTAGCAGCGTTTCAGGTATGAGTTCAAAAGAAATTAAAAGAGATTTACTTTTATTTGCTAAAAGAAATCCAGCTTTGTTTTTAGACTTAGCAAATGATGAAAATGTACAGCTTCGCAACTTTGCAATTAAAGCAAAAGAAGCAAACATTATTAGTCTTTCACAAGATCAAAGAACAATATCTTGGGCGTCAAACGGTAAAAAGCTTATGACAGTACCATTTGACGAAAACCCATATTCAGCTTTTGCTGCCTTCTTGCAAACAGATGAAGGTGTAGAAGTTTACAAATCAATAGAAAAAAAGTTTGCATAACGTGTGATATTAATATAGAGCGGTAGCGTTATGTTGCCGCTCTTTATTAAAATAAAAATATGGCTATAAACGTAGATACAGTATACAGAACTGTTTTGTTGATAATGAACAAAGAGCAGCGCGGCTACTTAACGCCAGAAGAGTTCAATAAAATTGGGCAGCAGGTTCAGCTTGAAATATTTAATTCGTATTTTGAAGAGCTAAATCAACAATTACGTACAACTCCGAATGACAGCGAATATGCTAACAGAATAAAAAATATAGAACACAAATTAGAGCTTTTTAAAATGCCGCCTACTTCACTAACATTTAATGCGGCAAGCGGAGTTAGCACACAGTTTTTTACGCCTCCATTAGACTCTACACTAGTAGCAAGCCAAACTATAACTACTACTACAAATCAAGTTTATGATTTAACTGCAACTCCAGAGCAAGTAAAAGACGGAACTTTAAAAGTATTTTTAGACGGTTCTGAAATAATATCTCCAAATGATTATATCATATCTACAGACGGTACAAAAATACAGTTAGTCGCCATTCCGACTTCGGGATTATCTTTAGTTATTCAAGTTTTTGATGATAACTTTTATAAGTTAGGTTCAGTAATATATAATAATAGTGTAGAAGCTGAAGAAGTGAGCCAATCATATTTTTTGAAAGCAAATATAAGCCCTTTAACCCAACCCACAACATCATTTCCGCTTTATATTTATGAAAAAGGCAGAATATTTATTAAGCCTACTTCTATAACTAGTAATATATCTGCAACATATGTTCGTAAGCCTATATCACCCAAATGGGATTTTACTGTTGACTCAACAACTCAGGCTTATGTTTATAATTATAATACAAGTGTAAACTTTGAACTAGACTCAATAGAGCAAACAGCATTAATAATGCGAATATTACTCTATGCGGGTGTAATTATTAAAGACCCACAGGTTGTACAGGTAGCTGCTAGTCAAATACAACAAGAACAAGCAAACGAAAAAAGTTAATAAATGGCAATACCAAATGGAGGGCTAATAACCCAAACTAACGAACAATATTACACCGGTAATGATTATGGTAGCTATAGATATTTATCAATAGATGATATAATAAATAACTTTATAATTAGCTATGTTGGCGATAACAAACTTTTACCTTCTGTAAAAAGAACAGATGTTATATTCCATGCTAAAAGAGCTATGCAGGAGTTTAGCTATGACACGCTGAAAAGCATTAAGTCACAGGAGCTAACAATACCAAACAATCTTACTGTAGCAATTCCTCAAGACTATGTTAATTATGTTAAAGCGTCTTGGGTGGATCAATTAGGTGTTAAGCATGTTATATATCCTACTACTTTAACTAGTAATCCAACAGAAATACCTGTTCAGGATGGAGATGGCATTCCAACACAAGATCAAAACGGTGAAAATTTAGAAGGTACTTCTATTACAGAAGAAAGGTGGGAAGAAGCAGACACTAAAAAAATAACAGGAGTATATCCTAATTATGATGATAATCTTGATGTATATACGGATCCTGTTTACAAAACATTGTATGGCCAACGTTATGGTGAAAACCCTGAAACAACACAAATTAATGGCTGGTTTACTATAAACGAAAGAGAAGGTTTATTTTCATTTTCTAGCAATTTGGTTGATAAAATAATAATTTTAGAATACATATCTGATGGGCTTGCGTACACAGAAGATATGAAAGTGCCTAAAATGGCAGAAGAAGCTTTTTATGCTTATATAGCTTACGCAATAATTTCTGTTAGGCCAAGTATACCAGAATATATTGTAGCAAGGCTTAAAAAAGAAAAACGAGCAAAAATGCGTAACACTAAATTACGGTTATCAAATATAAAACTTGAAGAAATTTCACAGGTATTTAGAAATAAATCTAAAATAATTAAACACTAATGCCAGAAGCTAAAAATACTTTCCTAAAGGCAAAAATGAATAAAGACCTAGATGATAGGTTATTGCCTAATGGTGAATATAGGGATGCTCAGAATGTACTTGTTGGTAAATCTGAAGAAGATAACGTTGGTACATTACAAAATATCCGTGGCAACAAAATACTTGATAGTCTGGTTCGCCCTGCTAATTCTTTTATTATAGGGTATTTAATGGACTCTACTAATAACAGGATTTATGTGTTTTTTACTGATGATAATAATAATCATTCTATTCGTTACCACGATATAAATAGCACAGGAAATAATCCATCGCCATGGGTAACTCTAGTTGAAGGGGCGTTTTTAAACTTTAGTACTGATTTTCCAATTATAAACGTAAACCTTTTAGAAGATTTATTATTTTGGACAGACAATAATAATCAGCCTCGCAAAATAAATATAACCCACTCTTTAGGATATTATACAGAGGAGCACCAAATTAGTGTTGCTAAATACAATCCATATCAACCTATATCGCTTGTAAAGCAGGAAATAGAGGCTATAACAAACTCGCCTACCTCACCGGGAACAACTTTTGAAATAGCAGAAAACACTAGTATCGTTCCGGGAATGATTGTATTATCAAAAAGCGGATCTACATCTGTAATTACCGCTAGTGATTTTATTACGGTTGAAAGTGTTAGCACAACATCCCCAACGACAACCATCACGTTGTCTGATAGTGCTACAATTTTACAAGGTGATATTATGTATTTTCTTTCAAGTTCCATGACAGACGAGTCTGGTAATGCAGCTTGGCCCGGTGATCCCAGTTATTTAGAAGATAAGTTCGTAAGATTTTCATATAGGTTTAAATTTGATGATAATGAATATTCTATATTTGCGCCATTTACGCAAATAGCTTTTATTCCTAAGCAAGATGGATATTTTATAAATGGACAAGAAAATGAAGCTGTAAGTAGTACGATATTGAGCTGGTTTGAAAACGGTATAAATAATATTGATTTAATTATACCACTCCCAGATAAAGCAAATAATATTTTTAATAGTTATAAAATTAAAGAAATTGATATTCTTTATAAAGAATCTGATCAAGTAGCGGTAAAAGTAATTGATACAATTACACCAAGCGGCACAGACAATTATTATGTATATAACTACCAGTCAAGAAAACCTATTCGTACATTGCCTGAAGCACAAACAGTGCGCGTATATGATAAAGTACCTGTAGTAGCTAATACACAAGAAATTGTTAGCAATAGAATTGTATATGGAAATTTTAAAACAAAATTAACCCCGCCAAATACCATAAACTACACGGTTAATGTGCAGGAAAAAGTATCACAAGGAAATGCTACTAATTTTGTAGAATACCCAAATCATACTATAAAACAAAATAGAAATTATCAGGTAGGATTTGTTCTTTCCGATAAATATGGAAGACAGTCCGATGTAATTTTATCACCCGTTTCCGAAACAAGTGATGACAAAGGCTCAACTATATTTGCGCCATATATACCAGATGACCCAGTTGGCTCGGGTGTGCCTGACACAAACTACTATTCAGATTTAAGAAATTGGTATGGCAATTCTTTAATATTAAATTTATTAAGCCCTATAACAACTTCATCCCCACAAGATCCGCTTTATGCAACGGCAATAGGAAATGGATTTGATGTAGATCCAAATGCAACTGTTTCAATTACAGATACAACATACGTATTTAATATTTTAGGCAATACGCAAGATGCCGATGTTCCTAACATAGGGGATTATATGAGAGGTGAATATGTAGACTATGTTAAAGTAACCGATCAATCTTTTGTAGATAGCCCAGTTGCTATTACGTATACAATTACCACAGATGGCAGAGTGAACGATATATATTTAAAAAATACACAGCTTTCTGGAAGTACGCCAGATACAAAATTTGCTTATACTATAGATGTAAACGGATGGTATTCATATAAAATTGTTATAAAACAAACAGAGCAAGAATATTACAATGTATATCTACCTAGCGCAATTGGAGCCACCGATTTCCCAACTGCAACAGCCTCAACAGATACTTCGGCATCAGTAAGTTATATTACACTTATAAACGATAATATAAACAAAGTTCCTCGTGACTTAGCTGAGGTTGGCCCAGATCAAAAACAATATAGAAGTAGCGTTGAATTATTTGGTAGAGTGCAACCAACATTTATATCTTCAACTCATGGCAATAAACAATATTTTCCAATTAGAACAGCTGACACTTCAACAGCTGTTGGTAATACGGAGGATTTAGTAGGGGATTTAACAACCCCCACTCCTGATTTAAGCCCTGCTGTTTTTCAATATGACTCTAACCCTATATTAGCCCGTGTAACAACAAACAAACAATTTGGAGTTGATGCTGCGGATATTACAAACGCGGATAGATTCCAATTAGCCGTTTATGAAACAGAACCTGTTATATCAAATTTAGATATATATTGGGAAACTAGTCATGCAGGTTTAATTTCAGATTTAAATGCCGAGGCGTTAACGGGGTTTGATGGCCCAGTTGGCTTAGATGGTTGGAATGATATTTTAAATGAAAATTTAGCAGTAAATTCATCAGTAAGTCAAGGCTTTGTTCCTGTGGATAGTGACGGCGTTGATATTAGCGGATATACTATTAATTTAGACAGTGTTGTTAATGCAAATAATATTGATTCTTCTAGTAATTTTTCTTTACAGTACGACTCCGGTAATAATGAATACTACATTCAATTAGAACAAGAACTTGTTTTTGTACAACAAAGCCCAGTTAGAGATATATTTACTTTTACATTTACTATAACAGATACAAATCCTAATTCTGCGTGGGGAAGTGTGCAGCTTTCAGAAACATTAACGCTTTCTAATACAGACCCGACTTTTGATCCGCAGCCTTCTCAAACATATTATTATTTCTTTGAAGACTCAACTACAAGTTTTTCAATTAGAAACTTTTTAACGCAAAACAACGCTTTAAATGGAAGCGCTGGTTCTAGCATAAATCAAGATGGATTAGTGTGGTCTATAAGCGGAACTGATGCTAACCTATTTACAATAAATTCAACCACAGGTGTTTTATCACCTAGTTCGGCAGGTGTTTCAGCGGGCTTTAGCACATATGAAGTAGACGTTACTTTAAAAGATGCAAGTGGGATTGCTGCTGGAGGATCAGTTACTCAAACATATACAATTATAAAAGGATTTACGCCTACAAATGTAGCTTTAGGTTACCGAGGGCCAACTGGCCCGTTTGAAGGATCTTACGGCAGCACTCATCCATCTATTATTCCACCACCACCCAATACAAGAGAATACCTATACTATGTATCGGCAAATAGCCTTACAGAAAGTCAATTACCGGGAGATCCAAACATAACAGCAACATTTATAAAAAGATTTGGTACACAGGCATTAACAACAGGGGCTATACAGTTTGGGCTTGAGAATGCATTTACTTTTGCCGGAGGCTCATCTGCTCCATCTTCTACCCCTTATGGTTGTACATTAGAAGTAACGCCATATTATAGGGCTAATAACAGCAGCGCTTGGGGAAATCTTGAAGATATAAACAATAGAGATTTTAGCAGCGGTCCATCTACATTTGTTACAAACACCTCATCTAGTACGCCCACGTATTGGTCAAATATATTTTATGCGCAAAACACTCCGGGTGAATATGCTTGGGTAGTAAGATTAACGGCCGACGCAACATTCAATTCATATGGGATTGCTAGTTTTCAGGGTGCGCTAAGAGATTTACATTACACAGGCTCTTTCAACTCTGGCGACCAAGAGATATATCAATATAGACTTTATGATAATAATGGAGCCGGCTGGGCATCAATACCTACTAGTAATTCCAGTATAGGAACTTTTACTACGGTTTATTCGGATCAACCATTGGCAGAATATAATACAAAATTTTGGACAAATAGTGATTTATCAACAGTATATATACCTCCGGTTGCTAATAGATATTACGTTATAGAATTAAATAATACATTTCCGTCAACTGGAGATCGATATTTTTATAATTATAATAGTCCTGGCAATGAAATTTGGGCGGCGGCTGTTCTTTTATCTAATGGGGAAATACAAAGAACATCATCTAATCCGCATGTTACCACTTTACAAGTGTTTAGCAATAATACTCTTGCGCCAAACGTCCCATACCCAAGACAAACCGGCACTGGCAATCTTAAATACTATAATTAAATGTAATTATAATGCAAAATAAGTGATTAAATAATATGGCAGCTACAATAGAACTAAAATATTATAACTCTTTTTGGTTAAAGAAGATAAAAACTATAACTGATGTAGTAAATTCAAGCCCAACTTTTAGTTCACAAAGCGGTACAACTATAACAATTAGCAGTTCGCTTAATGCTACGCAAATGAATGTGGGGCAAAAAGTAGTTATAGAATATGGCACTAATGATAGATACGTAGGGCACATAGTCGAAAGAGTAAGTGGTACAGAATTTGTTGTAGACCCTGAGCCAACCCCTGTCATAACAAATGTAACTAGCTTTGAACTTGGCCCTATAGATGATTTTACTAATATACCTAAGGCGTATACAGGTAATGTAGCTGATGATTGGTATATTGAAGAATCTCGTATACGCGGTGGGTATAATAATACAACAGTGGATTTTGGCGTAAAAGCATATGCTGTTGATGAGGTCAAGCAAGGAGAAACTAGAGTAAATGCAATGATTTATTCAGGCATTTATAACTCTAGAACAGGTGTAAATAATACAAACCAATTTTCAGTAGCTGATAACATTACAAAGGCAGTAGACCCTGCGTATAACTCAATACAAAAGCTGTATGCTGAAGATAGTAACCTTATTATATTCCAAGAAGATAAGGTAAGTAGGGCTCTTATTGATAAAGATGCAATATACTCAGCTGAAGGCGGAGGGACTGTAACTACATCAAATTTAGTTATTGGCCAAATTGTGCCTTACGCCGGAGAATTTGGAATATCAACAGAGCCTGAAAGTTTTGCGGTATATGGCTATAGAAAGTACTTTGCTGATAGAAAACGAAATGCTGTTTTAAGGCTATCCAGAGATGGTATTGAAGAAATATCTCGTTATGGTATGACTGATTTCTTTAGAGACGAATTAGCTAGCTTAAATGGAGCTGTAGACTCAACTACAAACAGGATTACAGGAAGAGTTATAGGCGGATATGACATTCATACAAAAAAATACGAATTATCTATTCAGCCTCAAGGAACATTTAGAGAAACGCCTTCTGATCCATATAAAACTCTTTCTTTTGACGAAAGCGTTAAGGGTTGGACAAGTTTTTATACGTATGCACCGGATTTTATAGCTAGCTTAGGCAATGCGTTTTATTCGTTTAAAAACGGGCAAGTTTACAAACATTATGATGAACTTGGCAATAGAGGTGAATTTTATGGAGTTCAAAATCCAGCTTCTGTTAAATTTGTGTTTAATCCTAATGTTTCAATGTCTAAAACATTTAAAACGGTAAACTATGAGGGCAGCTCTAGTTGGGAAGCTCAAATAACAACAGATAGTGATACTACAGAAAAGCTGCTTGGGATTAGACCTTATCAATTTTCAACATCACTACAGGGAATGCAAAATAATTTTATTGCATCAAATATTTTTATTAAAAAAGAAAATAAATATTTTGCAAATATACTAAACGCGCAGCCTGCGAAAGCTGGTGAGGTCGTGTTCGGTGATCAAATTAGTGGATTAAAAGGGTTTGTTGCAGAAGTAACGCTTTCAACACCGTCCTCATCAGAAGATAAGGAGCTATTTGCGGTATCAACAGAATATGTGCAATCATCATATTAAATTAAATGGAATTAAGCAAGTTTATGCAAGATTTGGCTGTTTTAGAAAATCAGCTAATAACGCATAATGATAAAGAAGGCGTGTATGGAGATGGGAAGTCATTAGTTAATAATGAAGAATTTCCAATTGAGCATGATTTTGAAGATCAACTTTACATGCGTAAAATGAAAATGAAAGCCGGTAGTGTTGTTATTAGTGCAATACATGAAACTGACCATTTTTGGTTTCTCATGACTGGTAAAATATTAGTTAATACAAACGGTGAAATTATAGAGCATATTGCGCCGTGTTATGAGCACTCTGCTAAAGGTGCTAAAAGAATTATATATTGTTTAGAGGATTGTGTATTTATTAATATACATAAAAACCCAAGCAATGAAAAAAATTTAAGTATATTAGAAAAACAATTGTATTCATTTACAATTGAAGAACATTTAGAAAAAAACAAATAATATGTCTGGAATACTTGTCGGTGTTGGCGCTAGTTTGCTTGGAGGATTTCTAGGCAGCAGTGGTGCTAAAAAAAGAAGAAGAGCTGCAGAAAGAGCTGCAAGAGCAAAGCAGAGAGAGCTTAATAAGTTAGAAGCTAGTAGGCAGGCTGTTATAAATCCATATGCAGGTGTAACAAGTTTAGCGGATATGGCTAAAGATTTATCTGGTGAATTAAGTAATCCATTTGCTAATTTAGGTGTAGCTACAAAAGCAGCTGAAATACAAATAGAGCAATCTGATATTGCGTTAGCTAATACGTTAGATACATTGAGGGCAACAGGGGCTTCAGCTGGAGGTGCAACAGCGCTAGCGCAAGCAGCATTAAAATCTAAACAAGGTGTAGCAGCAAATATTGAACAGCAAGAGGCACAAAATGAAAAGTTAAAAGCTCAGGGTGAAGCTACTTTGCAATCACAGCGTATGGCTGAAAAACAGAGAATTCAAGGTATACAAATATCGGAGGGAGCTAGAGCTCAACAAGCACAGGCACAAGGTAAAGCTTTCGCGTTTAACGCTAGGGAATCTAGAGAAACAGCAAAAATTAATAGAGTTGCTGGGCAACTTGCTAATCAGCAACAAGCAGCTGCACAAGCCGCGCAGGACCAGTCTGCGGCATGGGCGGGGGCATTTAGCGGTATAGGAAGTACAATAAGCGCCGGTATACAGGCAGATGCTTTTTAGGGGCAGCGCCAATAAGTCCAACGCAACAAAATCAAATTGTAAACGCATTCATACCTGGAGTTGGTACGTTTTTACAAAATCAAGGTAATTAAAATAATAAATAAATGGGAGCATACGAAAATCCACCACCAATACAGTTCCGAACTACAGGGGCAGGCGCGGCATGGGCTAATGCAGCAGCTAGTATTGGTAAAAATATTGGTAATGCTGTAGTAGAAAGAAAAAAATATCTTGATGCAAAGCTAGAAAAAGAAAACAAAGAAATGCTTGATCTTGCTAGGCAGAGAAATGCTCTTGCTGCACAAGGGGCAGAAAAACTTAAATCTAATCTTGAAAAAATGAAAGGATTAGATGAAGAGTTTAGACAAGCATATATAAAAGAATTTAATGAAGGCTGGAAAGTTTATACAAGATCACAAACATCTACTGATTTAGAAGAGATAGAAAGCTTACAACCTCAATTAAAAAGATTTAATCATTTTCAAGCTGTAAGTGGCGATCAAATACAAAATGCCAATAATTATTCAATTAAAATGGCTACATTTATTGATCAAATAGCCATAGACGGACCAGGTGTGCCAAATACGGTAGATTTGTATTATAAGGGTAATAATAATTTAATGAAAGCTGCTAATATTGAAACTGGCGGTATTACAGAAGGCGAAAGCAGAGAAGTTATTATAAATGATAAAGGCGACGCGGTAATGCGTTATACATTTGTAAATGAAGACGGGAAGTCAGAAACATTTGATTTAAATACAGCGGAGCTGGATTTAGACAATGTGCTTCAGGTGCCTGACTACAACAATAAGGTTGAGGGAACTATAGCTAATACAGGTATATTTAATGAAGACGGATCAATAAATCCTTCATATGCACCTTTAGATGAAAGTGGTCAGCCTCAATTAGAAGTAAAAACTGAAATAGTTGATGGCAAAAAAATAACTACACAAAATCAGGTTGTAAACACAGAAGGTATAATACAACAATATACAGATGCAGGGATGAATGCTATGGGGGACATGACGCATGCTCAAAAAGTGTCTATATGGAAAAACACTATTGCCCCCGCATTAAAAGATTATGAGCCTGAAGATTTATCATACGATTCAGAAACAGGACAATTTACAAAAGAGCAAGCAGCTATATTTAACGCGGGTGTTGGCTCTTATCTTGGTGATATGGCTCTAATGAAAGTTGAAGCTGCAACAAAAGACAGCTATAAAAGAGTTATGACTGAAGCGCCTAGGGGCACAGAAGTTAAAGCTCCAGATACATTTGCAGGCGAAATTTTTGAAGATATACAATCTGACCCAGCCACTGCATTTACAGCTGTTACAGGTAAAAAAGCTTCATATGATGCTAATACTGATAAAGTAACCACAACAGAGCTCGTATTAAACAAAGAAACAAACGAATATGAAGAAGTTCCTGTTGTGTATGACTTAAGCAATCCTGGTATGTTAACTTATTTTTATAATACAGTATTAGAATCTACCCCTGGTTATTTAGGAGGACAATCAGGGGCTAGACAATCGCAAGAAATGCAAAAGCTCGTTAAAAAGCTTTTAAAAGAAAAACAAGAAGAAAACGAATTTGCTACTCCTGCTGAAGAACAGCCTAGATCTACAGAAGAATTTGATAGCTATGCTGAAAGCCTGCGAAATGTTAACCGACAAGGTAAATAAACAAATATTTAATAATGATTGAAATATATATTGTAGACGGTAGAGAATTTAAAGTTCATTCGTCTAGAAAAGATGAATTCCTTAAAAAATATCCTAGTGCTCAGCTAAAAGAAATTGAGCCGGGAAAGGAATCTCCCACAGCACCGGGTGCGGTTGTGGAGGAAACTGTAGCACCCGAACCCGTGAGTATGGACTTAGATTCGGAAAATATTTTATTGGATTCAATTCCTGAGCCGCCAAAGCAGATTGAGTCTCAAAAGCTGTCTTCTGACCAATATGATATGCTTTCGGATTATATAAGCGAGTTAGCTAAAAGTGAAAGAGAAAAACCAGAAGAGCCTTTTACGTATACGGGAGCGCTTGTTAATGCCGCTTTAAATATTCCATTAGATTTACAAACAGCATGGGAAAGCACCAAAGCATTTGCTGTAGATTATATTAAGGACGTAGCTGGAACTGATGCTGCGGATTTTTTAGTTGGGGAAATGGGTGGAGCTATTGCTTGGATAGACCCGGAAACTTTAAGCAAGGTAACCTTTGAAAATGATCCAGAAAGATGGAAAGAGCTCGCTGCGCTAAACAGAAGAAATGATACAACTATAGACGCTGTTTATGATGATACAAATATAAAAATGGGTTCCGCTGCTGAAAAATATATCATAGACCAGTATAAAGAAGTTGAAAATTTAAGGTCTCAGCGTTTAAAAGCAGGTAAAATTGTTGAAGAATTTGATATAACAGACCCTTTTAATGTTGAATTTACTTCAGGGCCTGAGCTGTTTAGTGGTATAACAAATGTAGTTGGTAGTCTAATTAGTACTGTGGCACCAGCAGCTTTAACAAGGGGTGCTTCATTGGGACCTCAAATTACAGCACCGATGTACATAGATTACAATGTGCAAAAAGCCGAAAGATTATATGGTGATGACCCTGATGCTCTTAAAAAGTTAGTAGAAAATAACCAAACTGAAATAGCTACACCTTTAGCTCTTGGAACATTAGCAAGTGGTTTAGAATATATAGGTTTTAAAGGAATTACTAAGCAAATTGCATCTAAAGCAGGCGGACTTAAGCCTTTAGTTTCATTGCTAGGTACCCAGAATAAAGAGGGAATAACAGAATTAAACCAAGCTGGATTAGAAACAGTAAACACTAGTTTAGCTGAGGGTAAATCTTTAAATAATGCTATTGTTGACGGTCTTAGTGCAATGGCAAGTGCTGATGGCTTAGAAAGCTATTTAGGCGGATTTATAGGCTCGGGTGTTATTGCTGGGCCATCTAGCGTGGCTAAAGCATTAAGAAGTGACGAAGGGTCTATGAAAACAGTAATGGATCATATTGACGCTATAGGTACTTTACAAAAACAAAGATCTTTAAATAAAGATAAATCATATAGAAGTGCGATTGATTTAGAAATACAAAATGTTGAAAAATCCTTAAAAACATTTCTTGAAGATGCATATATAAAAACGTCTCTTCTTTCAAAAGAGCAAAGAGCTGAGCTTGATGGTTTCATAAAACAAAAAGAAGAAAATCAAACTAAACTAAAAGATTTAGAAAAATCTTATAACGATAAAAAAATAACTGGACAACAGTATGGCCTTGCTAAAGGAATTATTGCTAATCAAAATAAAGCAATTTCAAATAGCATAGTTAAAATAAAAAATTCAATAGACTTAGATAAAGTCGGACAAAGTATTGCTGAAAGAGAAGAAATGCTTAAAAAAGCACAAGAGCAGGGTGTTCTTCCAGATTTAAAAATAAGATCTTTTGACAAGCAATCCGAACTTGAGGATTACGTAGCAAAAACAAAAGGAGCAAAAAAGTTTGACGGAAAATATGGGGTAATATATCAAAACCCCAATACTAATGAACAAGAAATACTTATAAATAAAGAACAAAAGCTTAAAGATAAAATTGTAACAACAGCAGATCACGAGTTTTTGCATGCTGTATTATACCAAACTGTTAAAAACAATCCCGAAGCTCAAATTAATTTAGGGAAAGCTTTACATAATGAACTAATAAAGCAAGAAGGATTAGATGAAATTGTAAGTTCTGATTACTTTGATAGACTATCAAGTTATTTGGAAGGAGCTGTAACAGAACAACAACAAGGAAATGCGTGGGAAGAAAGTTTAACTCTTTATGCTGAAGGGCTTGCTAATGGCGCCTTTAAAACGCCTAATAAATCTTTTATACAAAAAATAAAAGAATTTTTTGAAAAACTATTTGGTAAAAATGTTGCTGAAGATATAACCTTTAACGAAGGTAAAGATGTTATAAAATTTATTCAAGACTACAATAAAAGTTTTCAAACCGGCAAATGGGGAGAAGGTATTAAAAAATTAGCAAAAGAAGGTGCAAAAGGAAAATTAATTGTATCACCAGAAAGTAAATCGCCACAGTTTAAAGAGTTTACAAATAAAGCAAGTAAAATATTTAAAGACCCTAAGCCTATATTTGCAAGTGACTTATCACCATTTGATCAATATGACTTTGTGCAAGTTGCTGCAAATTCAATGTTTCCAAATGTTGCAAATGAAGATAAGGTAAAATCCGGTCAGTTTAGTACATATGAAGCATTATCAGCAGATCAAAAGCTAGAGTTAATAGAAGACTTACTTGACAAAGGCGGATTAAAACCTAAGTTTAGTAGAAGCGTATCGCCTGATAAAAAAGATCTTAAAGGCATATTTGATAAATTTGTACAAACACCAGAAGGTAAAACAAAATACAAAACCTTAGAAGCTTTTAGAAAATCTGAAGATTATTTTGATGCATATAATGAAGTTTCAGAAGGCGATGCCATAGGCAAGTATGTAAGAGGTCTTGTTAATGCTGATAAAAATCTTGGCTCGCTTGATGAAAATATAAAAAGTGAAGTTATAAGTAATGTTAGAGAAGTTATAACTGAAAGATTTTTAAAGAACTTTGATCCGGCTAAAAACGAAAGTTTATTTGGTTATTTGTTTGGTGCAAAGCCTATAGTTGATTTTGCGCTTCGTGATGTTAAAAAGAAGTACGCTCAACAAGTTAGAACTGTATCTACAGATGTTGAAACCGAGGGTAGAGGGTTTGAAGCGGTAGACACAGAGTCTGCACAAATAGAAGAAATTGTAGACAGAAGTTTAACAGAAGAGCAGCAAACTTTTGAATCACAGCTAAAGTCTACACTTACTGTTGGTGGTCAATCATTTATTACGCCTGAACTTGCACAAGAAATTAGAACAGCGGCTTATGAAACTTTTGAAGGTGATTTGCCGCCTATAGATAGCCGCGATTTTAGAAAGTTTGTTACTGACTCATACAAGAAAAAGCTTATGCCTATAATTAAAAAGGCATTAGGTAATAAAAAGAAGTTAGCAGATTTTGTTATAGAAAATAAACAAGACTTATTAGAGGGTTTACCTATTTCTTATTGGGTACAAATTGAAAGATTATTACCAGACACCCAAAAGATTTTTACTAAGTATGTTAAAAGGTTAACTACACAAGCGGAAATAGATAAGTATACTGCTCTTGGCAGAGTATATACAGAAAATGATGCTGATGGCCCTGAGCTTTATCAATTATTAAATCCTACTGATGCACAGATACAAGCGTTCTTTACTGGGCCAGTGGGCGATCAGTCAATGTCAGATATTCTTGGCTATACTGTTTCACCTTCTACATTAGCAGCTAGAAAGTCAGAATTAGGCGCCAATATAGGTTTACAAACAGCGTCGGATGCAACACCTGGTGTAGTTCAAACAAAACCTTACACAGAGCAGGAGGCCGCTAAAATAGCCTTAAAAGTAAATAGAGATTTACGACAAAAGTTTTCATCAGCTGGCAAAAAAATTAAAAAAATAAATGCTACTGAGCTTGTTAATTATATAAAAGATGGTGATTTAAATTCTGATATAGCTAAAAAATTAGGTGTTCCTGAAAGTTATGTTAATGCAATAGTTGATAGATTAAAAAATAGATTTCCATCAAACGGTAATAAACAATACGGTCAAGACCAAATAGAATATTTAAATGATAAAGGCTTTAATCAAATTACAGAAGAAGCGGGTATTGTTATGGTTGCTGGGGCATTTAATCAAAGATTTAGATTAAAAGGTGAATTAACTGTTAATGGCAAAAACCAAATTGATTTAGCTACAAATATTTTAAATAATAAAATATCACAAGCTACAACTGAAAGCGAAAAAGTTAAAGCTATAATTAATCATATGAGGTTCTACGGCAGAACTTTGCGTGCAAAAAATGGGGTGTTTAGAACAAACCGTCAAGCATGGGAAGAGATGTATAGCAATATAATAAATCAAAATAACATAGAAGGATTTGAGTTGCTTCCAGTAAGAAATGGAGAAGGTTTATTTTATAATGGTCAAAACATAACTTCTTATGTAGACCCCACCAGCACAAAAGTAAAAAATAATATTGAACTTTTACAACCAGAATTTAACAAGCAATCAGAAGAAGCGCTTAATACTTTTTTAGAAACACTTGATTTTATTAAGACCCAACCAAACGCTGTAGAACTTGCAAAAGGTTATTTAACGCTTTCGGTAAGAGAAATGCGAAGCCCTTTAAAACTTTTAGCTAAAATAGCTTACAAAGAAAAAGGTGATCTTGTTAGTCCCGTATATGAGCATATGACTCCGGCATCACTGTTAGGCAGAATGAGTATGTCTTATGTAATTAGTGATAAATTAATTTCTAAAAATACACTTACTTCTTTTTTAAATGATAGTAAAATAGCATTAATATCTAAAAAATTAGATGCTAAGCTGCGTAAAGATTTTAAATTTACTATGCCGCCGGGTGGCCCAATTGCAAGATACGAGGAGTCTGGTATTGATATGAGTGTTTTAACTCCATTGCAGCCCCAAGAAATAACAGAAAAGCTTAGTTCAAAAGCTGCTCCTGAATTTAATAGAATGATTGCAAGAGCAACTGGGTTTGGTACACGCGAACAAATATCTGACAAGGTTGCTACAATGCTTGGTAAAAATAAAGGCCGATTCAGATTCTTTATACCGCCTTCGGCCGATGACTTTGCGGGTCTTATGTACTATATGGTTGGAAAAGGCAAGCAGGGTAATGATGATTTAAAATTTTTAAAAGAAAACCTATTTGACCCATTTGGTAGAGCAATAAGAAAGTTTGATGCTGCAAAACAAAAACGTTTAGCAGACTTTAGAGAACTTAAAAAGTTAATACGCAGAACACCCAGTCGTCTTTCAAAGAAAAACGAAACAGGATTTACAAACGAGGATTCAGTAAGAATATATATATGGAATAGCTTAGGCTATACCATTCCTGGCATGCAAAAGAAAGACATTGTACCTCACGTAAAGCTTGTTAAAGGTAATGAAGATCTATTGGCATTCGCTCAAAACGTGCAAGGTATATCTATTATGGGTTATCCCGAACCTGATAATGGCTGGGATGCCGGCTCAATGACCACTGATCTTTTAACATATGTAAACAAAACAGAAAGATCTGAGTATTTAAAAGAATGGAAAGCAGCGAAAGATGCATTCTTTACCAATAAAACGATGAACAAGTTAAAAGCTGCATTTGGCGAAAGTTATACGGAAGCATTAGAAGATATTCTTTATAGAATGGAAACTGGCAGAAGAAGAACTACCGGCTCAAATAAACTTGTTAATGGTTTAATAAACTGGGTTAACGATTCTGTCGGTGCAATTATGTTCTTTAACTCTAGGTCAGCATTGCTACAGCAGTTATCAATGGTTAACTTTATAAATTTTAGTGATAATAATCCATTATCTGCCGGAGCTGCATTTGCAAACCAAGCACAGTTTTGGAAAGACTATACGTTTTTATTTAATTCTGATTTTCTTAAGCAAAGACGGTCAGGATTAAAAACAGATGTAAACGCAGATGAAATTGCTAAAGCTGCAGAGTCAGGAGCAAACCCTGTAAGGTCTGTAATAGCATCAATACTTAAAAAGGGATTTTTACCAACACAGCTTGCTGACTCACATGCAATCGCTATGGGCGGAGCTTCGTTTTATCGCAACAGATTAAAGCGATATATGAAAGAAGGCATGACAGAACAAAAAGCTGCTGATAAAGCGTTCTTAGATTTTCAAGAAGTTGCAGAAGAAACACAGCAATCATCAAGACCAGACCGTATTTCAATGCAGCAAGCAAGTGGTATAGGGCGCGTTATATTGGCTTTTGCTAACACTCCTATGCAGTACGCTCGGTTAACCAAAAAAGCTGCTTTAGATTTAGCTAATCGAAGAGGCGACTGGAAAACAAACCTTAGTAAATTAATGTATTATAGCACTATTCAAAACGTTATATTTTCTAGTCTGCAGTCAGCTATGTTTGCACTAATGTTTACCGATGAAGAAGAAGAAGAAACTAAGAAAAGATATTATAGAATTGCTAATAGCACCGCTGATTCTTTGCTCCGCGGTCTTGGATTTGCGGGTGCTGCCGTGGCTACAGGAAAGAATATGGTTCTTGAAACAATAAGGCAATATAAAAGCGGAAGACCTAATTATGAAAAAATTGCATTAGAAGCACTAACATTATCGCCACCTATTGATTCTAAAATAAGTAAACTAGCTTCAGCTGGTAGATCATTTACATATCGGCAATCTCGGGAAAAAATGAGAACTGAAGGTATAAGTTTAGATAACCCTGCTTTTGAAGCTGTTGGTCAAATTATAGCATCAACTACAAACTTGCCAGCAGATAGAGTTGTTAGAAAACTTGACAACCTTACAACGCCCGTAAGACAGGACGTTGAAACCTGGCAAGCAATATCGCTTGCATTAGGTTATAGTAAGTGGGATGTAGGGCTTATAGAAAAGCAAACCA